CGCTTTTAGTTGTTTCATCATCTTTAATTTCAGCCAAAGCTTCAACAAGCATTGAGGTTTCGCCTGATACTTCTGAATTAGCGGTCAATGATACAATCCTTTGCACTAAAGTTTTATCAACACGCTTTTTAGGTGCTTTTTTAACTGGTGCTGGTGGTGGGCTATTACGATACATAGCCATCTCGCTATCATCATCTACGGCTGGGATACCTACAAGCGACTGCAAAGCATAACGTCTTGCGTAAGTAATTGCACTGCCTGCGCCCTGTGGGGTAATCTTATCCATTGGCAGTAAATACTCATTTTGTATCCACTGGCCTGAATTGTGCATAAGCATAGTAGATACGCCAACGCCTTTACCACCTTCTGACGTTATAGGTAGCTGTACAAACGACAAGCCATGATTGGCAAACGGCTGTTTGATAACCTTTATAACGCTAGTTAAGTCTGCATAAGATGATTTAAAGAAAGGGTTATTGCTATCTTTTACAGCACCACCCATCTCTGCTTGTGCAAGACATAATGCCATCGCAAGGTCTGTGATTGATTCTGATTGCTTCATTATTATTGCTCCTAGTTATTTAAACTGTCCAGCTATTGTAAAGGCATCATTGCTGCAAGTCAACAGTAAGGTATATATTAAATACAAATAGGTATTGCAATGATTCTGTAAAAGTTATAATATACTTGTACATTAACAAAAGGAACAATACTAATGCCTATAACAAGAGAACTAAGAATGCCTGAATCAACCATCTTAGAAGCTCAAGATGAGCTGTTTTACGAACTAATTAGCACTGGGTCTGTTTGGATTAACCGACACGAAACCACCATTTTTGAACTTCTTGAGAATGTCATGGATGAGGATAAAGATAATATTATTAACATGCTACTTGTGGCTGGTGAGGCTAAAGAAACTGCTGTTGAAGTATTATGGTCTGCATTCAAATCTGAGTTTGATGAAGAAGAAATTGAAAAGCATTTAATATATGACGGGGAGGCAGTCTAATGTCTGCAAAAGATAAGCCAGTAAGTAAAGCAATGAATAAGAACTTTTCAGACAACTTTGATCGAATATTTAATAGCCTTCCTATTGGAGAAGATACTAGACCAAAAGATCGAATCAAGCGCGGCCTTTCTAGCGCGTGTGTTGAGGAAGATTGGCCTGTTGGTGGCAAAGTTGAGAGCTAGCAACAACCCCACCGCTGTAATGTGGTCTGCTGAAGAACTTGACAAGCTAATAGCGATGCGAACACTAAACATGAGTTATCCTAAATGTGGATCGGCGCTAAACAGGTCTGCAAATTCTTGTGGCAGCGCCGTATATACCAACAACCTTTACGACACGATCAATAAACTAAGAAAAAGAATGATAAAAGAGGCAGTAAAATGAGCATTGTATTTAATCCAAAAATACCAAAATATTTTAGCTTTGGAAGTGGTAAGCGTGAAGCAATAAACCCTAAACCCAAGCCATTTAATAAACCTAATCCTTGGTCTGATTTAGATATTGAAAGGCTAATTAGTCTACGATCTTTGAATGTGCCTTTAAAAGACTGCACAATGTCGATAAACCATAGCTACACCTCCTGTTGCGAGATGGCTAACAGAAAAGATATTCTGAATAAAATTCAAGTGAAAAGAGATATATTAATTAGGCAGGCGATAAAATGAAAATTGAACCTAAATTTACAGACGACTTTGGTGATATTGCCACGCTAAATAGTGACAAGATTGAGCCAACATTTAACCCGAATGGGCGAGGATCTAGCCCTATAAATCCCAGCCATTACAAGTCCCACCCCAGTGGCATTGAGTGTATTCAAATCACTGAGCATATGAGCTTTAATTTGGGTAACTGCCTAAAGTATATTTGGAGGGCTGATTTAAAACACGATGATGGCGGTGCTGAAGACCTAAACAAAGCTTTATGGTATCTTGAGCGAGAAATTAAAAAACGCTTAAATAAGGCTTAACTCAGTGATATAATACATGCCCCGTAATAATGGGGTAAATTAACTAGGTGGCAAAAGATGGAACCTGAGTTCCCAATAGAAGAAATAATTGGGATGATAATAATTATTATATGGAGCATTACTCAATGCAGTTAACTTTAAAAGAAAAAATAGCGCAATCACTGCAAATTAACCACCTAAAAGGTGAGATAGAAACACGCCAACTGGCGATAAAATCAATGCCAAATTTTGCCAGCTACCATTTATCTAAGATCGAAGAACATAAGGCATCACTAGCTAAACTAGGAGCTATTTAGCTTTTATAGAGTTGGTTGCATTCACTCCAAAACTAGCTCCAACAATAGCAGCCCATGAGGTGGTGATAGGTAAAAATAAGTCTACCATCATCTCAGCCGCTTCTTTAGCACCTTCCGCGTTACCAATACTAAAAGCCACCATGAAACTCAGTGATACCATAGCCACTAAATAAAAACCGTATGCACGACAAGCAAACCGCGATAAGTCACGCCGCATCTTACCGTTAGGATCTAAAGTCTTAATCATCAGCGACTTAGCCTCTGCTGACTCCATATCCGTCTCTATCCACTCAGATGCAACCTTCTCAACTGACTCAACGATACCGCCACCTAATAAACTTGAAACCCATCCCATACTAACCTCCTAACTCAAAGTGAGGCATATCTAAAAAGGACTTAAAGTGACCACCCCATTTAAGCTCGATACCTAATTGGCTGGCAGCTTGTAACATCGCTGCTGCAACCATAGCCAAATGTTCAGTGTTATATGACGCTTTGCCATCAACATAGGCAAAAACATCCACTGCTCGCCCTGTTTGGTGCTTTGACTTATTTACACGCCCGTCACATTTGCTCAACCCTGCTGTAAAGAGTTTAGCTTGTTCAGCTTCTACTCTATAGCCGCCAGTTGAAGGTATGCCAAAATCAACTTTAGTAATTTCTATAGCTAACTCAATCACGCCTATAAGTTCATCATCAACGCCTATTAGGTTTTCTATAGACTTCTTGCCTAAACTAAACACATTAACCCCTTAACATAAATGCAAGACCTGTTACCAAGGCCGCAATCAAAACCCTTATGAACCACTCATTAGCACCGCTGGCTTTAACAACAACCGCAAGCTTAACGGCATGTTCATCAATGGTTTCACTGTGCCTGTTTAACCTAGAGTCTTGGGTTGTGTTGTGCATCAATAAACCATCCATCTTTGTATCTATCTCAACCAGCTTTATCATGGCGTCTGATAGTTTGTCGATCTTTGCTTCCAGCCTGTTTAAGTCTTTTGATTCCATGATGTTTATTTCTAGTGTCTATTTAAAAACATTGTATCATAAAGTTAATTGATTAATGTTTACTTTGTGCCGCTGTTGCTCGCCATGTACCTTGTCGTATACAACGGCACTCATTGTACGCTTTGCACCATAACCAGAATCACTATGCCAAGCATCTCCCGCTGGCAAGGCTTGGAATGTTTCGCAAAGCATACCGCCGATTTCTGTAGCAGTATGATGGTGTACGTGTCCCATTAAAAAGTGCTTATGCTCACACTGGCCCCATTCTTTAGACAAAGATCTAGCAACATATTCAAACCCCCTTTGATGTTTCATCCTATCTCCATGATGAGTCACGAGAAGGTTTGAACCATAAGTTATGTGCTGAAACTTATGTGCGTTATCCAGTACCTCGACGCGAGGCTCATTTTCATAGAAGGCTTTAAGCATTACATTCATACAGCGAGATGTTGAGCTGTTATGGTTGCCCCTAACTTGCATTAAAATTACCTTATTATGAGCAGTTAGAAGTAAATCTATAGATCGCCTGTAAACACGCACTTGAGCAGCTACAGAGTCCCCATAGTCGCCATCCATGTCCATGTGGTTTTGGCCTGAGCTGGTGGTGTTATTCAGATTATCTGAGTGACCAAAATCCCCTAAATCTAGCATTAGCCCTACTTCAGAACCACCTGACGCTTGTACTAATTTTTCAATTGCACCAACAGTCACACGCTCTGCTATCTCTAAATCCCAGTCAGAATCACCATTACGTTCTTTAGTTACCTTCATGCCTATGTGAGCATCGCCAATAACGTATGCTGTAAGAGCCTGTGGCATGTCTGTAAGCGGTTTAGATGGTAAGCTCTGATACTTGGGTAGGTCTTCTTTTAAAGCCTCTACAAACGATTCTAGGGCTTCTTCTTGATTCTGCTTCTTTAGATCTGATTTAACCCACTGTCTAATAGGTGATCCATTCTCATCATAAAAGGTTGATACACCTTTAACTACGTGAGTAGATGGAACTGGGTGATTCATGTCATGGGATGGCGACCAGCCACGCCTAGAAGCATTCTCTTTAACGCGTTTGAGTGAGCGTTCTAAGGTTCTAATATTTAGGCCCAAGTCTTTAGCTGCGCTTGCTTGAGTGCCATTCTTTATTAACGCGTCAATGATTTCACACTGGCGCTGTGTTGCAAATTCCTTTAGTGACTCTAAATCCACTTTAATAACCCCATTATTATTCAAGATATTTTTCTAGGTATCAAACTTCATCAACGCGCCACTCTAGCTTGGTCACGGTTTCTTTGTACTGGTCCATTGATTGTTAGTCCTTATACGATAGCTGCACGAGCTTCTGCACGAGCCGTTAAGATGTCTTGGGGTATATCTGCACCTGTCTCTTGGTTACGGATTACATACCAATCAGTCTCAGTTAGATAAGATAGTGAGTCACTATTTAATATCTCTTTTGCTGTAGGTTCTTCAGGTAAAGGTTGAGCATCTTTAACCACTTGCCACGCATCAATGTAAGGTTGGACAAAGTCTAACGTGACTGACGTATTAGGCCCATCAATCCACTCTGCTTCACCAATTGAACCATCCCATTGAATAGCCCATAGGTTACTTGGAAACACATAGTCATCATTAAGTGCTTCGCCATCAACCATGATTACTTTATCTTGTGTAACTACTGTTAATGTAGCCATGTTTATATATTCCTTATTCTAAGATTTCATGATGTATGCAAGGGCATAGTACGGAGGTCTGTTCTCTGTCGATGCACCTGTGAATGAAGCACTGCCAGACATACTGTGACTATGAGAACCGCCTCCGCCTGTGGCTCTCGTAGCACTTGTATTATAAACACCTCGATATGCTTTACCGAGTTTTTCACCGCCTGCCCGTAAAGTCGCGTTATTTGGGTCAAGTTGTGTAGTAGTCTGCGTATGAGTATGACTAGGCATCTGAGCTTTACTAAGCGTAGTTGCTCCAGCAGATAGACCACTTGCATTAACAGAACCAGCAGAGGTAACTGAACTAGCACCACCAGTATTACCCGTAGAGTAGCTAGAACCTGAACCTACAATAAAGCGATTCCGTAAGTCAGGAGTACCATTACTACCATTGCATAATCTCCAACCTGAAGGAATCGAGGCATTAGAGCCTGACCACATAGTGATAATACCAGAAGGAAAGGCAGCATCTGAACCAGTAGAGCCAGTAGCACCCGTATTACCAGTTGGGCCTCTAGCACCAGCTGATCCATTAGTTCCATTAGAACCTGCGGAGCCTGTATTACCAGTTGGGCCTCTAGCACCAGCTGATCCATTAGTTCCATTAGAACCTGCGGAGCCTGTGTTGCCTTTAGCACCATTAGAGCCTGCGGAGCCTGTGTTGCCTTTAGCACCTGTAGCTCCTTGTGAGCCTGTAGAACCTGATGGGCCTCTAGCACCAGTAGCTCCAGTAACACTGTTACCTTGTGGGCCAGTAGCACCCGTATTACCAGTTGGGCCTCTAGCACCAG